AACAGCTCCAAGCTCGCCAAGAATCCACGGGTAAAGGAAGCCATCGAAGGACTGAAGGCTGACACCAAGGTGGTGAGGCAGGCACACGAGAAGCTAAACAACGACTGGATTATCCAGAAGCTCAGGGCTGAGGCAGTAGACGACACCAACTCCCCGTCCAACAGGATACGGGCACTTGAACTACTGGGTAAAGCAGGAGGACTATTTGAGGAGTCCACCCACGTCACGTTTGAGAACAAGTCATCCGATGACCTAGAGAAGGAGCTGATGGACAAGCTCGCCATGTGGTCGTCAGCTAGCAAGGCATAGGGTTAGGAACACCCCCAAAAAATAAGGTATAGGGGGGTGGGAGAAAATTTCTCCCATATAAACCTCACCTAACCTCACACTCTTACCGACCCGTACCTCAATGCCACCCCCTAACTAGGTACAGGGAGCCCAAAGGGGGAGAAAATTTCTCCCCCCCCTAGCAACCGACCCGTACCTCAGCGCGAGCAGGCGGGGCGGGGTGGGGCCGGGGTTGGGTGGTGGGGAATAGTGTCGGCGCAAGGAGCTTGCGACTGGTACGCGCCGTCCTTATAGGAGGGTTGGAGGGGCCCCATCGCAGAGGTAGAGATACATCGAAGGTGTTGGGGATAAAAAAATAGTGGCGCAACGGAGCCTGCGGAGTGTAGCGAGCGAAGCGAGGCGCAAGCGCCTCCGATACCCCTGGCCCCGGAGGGGCCGGGTACAAAAGAAGTGCAACGGCACTCGGGGTGTGGTGGTGTAGGGTGCGTTCGAGGGCCGTTGCTTCAATTGCTGTGGTAGCGGAACAAAAAAAGAGGAGAACCCCGGTGGTATGGGGTTCTCCTCTGGCGTCAGACGTAGATGAGTACATGAAGTGATAAGGCGATCATGAGGACGAAGAGTCCTGTGGTGAGCCCGAATCGCCACCAGAGAGGCTGACGTTTGTAGGTGACCTCTGTGATCACGATGAAGTAGGCACCGCCTAGGCAACCCATTAGAGATACGGTGAGTAGGATTGCGAGGTAGTTCCAGTCGATGAAGCCGTCGAGGAATGGTGTGTAAGGCATGTAACCATCGGGGGCCGGGTTGTTAGCCCGACCCCCCCTTGTAGTTAGAGGTTAACCGTCGTTGCTAGCTGACGGGAGGACATGCTCGACTGGGATTGAGGCTTCGCGCAGTGCCTCAAGGTCCGACTCAGCCTTACTCTTCCGGCGACCAAGATCGGCGATGTGCCTTTCAAGGTAGGCGAGTAGGTCGTTTTCCTGCATCGTCGTACCCAGCTCGACGGTTGTGTCGTACGCGTTGTCGCCAGTACCCCACCGGATAGTGGTAATGGTCCCACCGTTTACTTCCTCAGTCTTGTAATTCGCCACGTCGTCCCTGAGGTACCAGACATCGCGGGTGTTCAGGTCGGTTCCGACGGGAACCTGATGCTTACTGGCCCTCAACTTCTGATCAATCACCTCATCGGCAATACGAGTGACATCGGTCCACTTAGAACGTTTGCCATCTGCGTCGGGCTTCATGATCGCTCGAACCTGTGGCGCAAGGGTCGGCTCCGTCATCGCATAGAAGATGTTGCGGATAGCCTTACGCTTATTCGAGATGTTGGCACGGGCGTCCTTGCCGTAGGTGTTCCGGTTCTTGGCCTTGCCCTTCCCATCCGTCTTGAGCATACCGGCCTCTTTGTGTGCCTCATAGGCCTTGTGACCGGCATCCCTCGTGTCCTTGATGAGCCCGTAGTACAGTTCGTTACGGGAGTCCAAGATGGCCGACTGATCTATGCTCGACCGGATACCATGGTCGTTCGTGTAGAAGGCATCCAGCGTGTCCGTAAGAACGTCCTGTAGGTCACGGGAAGCCCGTGCGTTGATCCCAGCGATGCCCCTCGAAGCAATTCCTGCTAGAGAGGCAGACTCTACCAAGCTAGGTAGCGACTCTTCCGTAGCTTTGGTCATCAACAGGTAGGCTTTCTTGGCCTCTGGTGTTTGGTCCTGATTGTTCATTAGATTCTCCACGGGGTAAGAATCCCCGATGAGTTGTTAAGGTGACTGCGAGGCGAATCCCCACAGTCGCACGAAGAAAGCCACCCAACCCGAAGGCTGAGTGGCTGGACCTCGCAAGGTTTAGAATGGGAGCGCATCCTCCTCGTCGTCGGAGTTCATGGCCTCCCAGAACCCCTCGACGGGTTGGCCGGAGAGTTTCCAGCCACCGCCTAGGTCGGCTTCCTCCTCGCCTCTAGCTAGGTCGAAGAGGTATTCATCGCAGGACTCGCAGGAATAGCACTGCTCGACGTACCATTCGTACTCGACGAGCTTGCCTCCGGTCAAAAGGCGGAAGACGACTTCAGAGAGTGTCTCCGGTGCTTCGTACTCTTTAATCCGACCGCAGTCATTGCACTCGACTTTCTGGATGATCATTGTGTCTCCTCGGGGTACGAATCCCCGATGAAGGGTTAGTTTCCGTAGCGCGTCTCGCTACAGAGTTGGCTCAGTGGAAAAAAGCCACGCCTTGGCGCAAGGGTAGTCAAGGTATGCTTCACCGCCTTGACTCCCCTTGGATTTTTGTACTAGCGCACTCCAAGATATTCATATGCAGTTGCTGTTACTAACAAATCAATCTTGGTCAGTTAGTGCGCACACAAAATCTGGCACTGCGACGAACCCTTTCGACTCCACGAAGAAAAGTATTTCTGTCTAGTGCGAAGCACAGAAATAACTTTTCTGTCCCTCTCATCCTTTTTTAAATTGGGCCAACTGTGTAGAGAGAGAGAAAAAAATCAAATCAAACCGTTGTTACAAAAAAGGTTTGATTTTTTTTAGATAATGCGCTTTCGATGGCGAAGCCAAGCGCATTTCTACCCAGCGGGCGACTATGCGCATTGCAACGACGAGCGGAGCGAGGAGATGCAGGTGCTGTGGGGATGAGAGAAATGCTTACTGCAATCTTGGGGGGCAGGGCTGGGGCTGGGTGGTGTACCTGAGCGTGTTTCGGTCTCAAAAAAAAACAAGGTGGCTTTTTATTCATTGGCTAATAAATTCCGAGACGACTTCCACGAAGTTGGCTCGTGATATTTATCCAATGATCAAAAGTTTTTTTGGGGCCTCAGGTACCTAGATTGCCAGCATTTCGAGGGGTGAGGGGCAATCAAACAAAGTGCGATAGCTCCGACTACGGGGAGTGGACCGAAATTCAGCTTGCTGGATTTGGGCCAGTTCTTTCTGGAGAGAGGACAAGGAGCAACTGGGTAGCGATACTCGTAGAGTATTTCGAGCTAGTACAAACGTAGGTGTACTAGCGAGAACTTTAGCGCACCCTTGGGCGAACTTGGACTAGCGGAAGAATGAATTGGAGGGGGTGGGGTCGCTGGAACCCTGAGCGAGCTTGCTCGCATCCTGTTAATGGCATACCCACAGGGGGGGGTAGTATCCCCCCTAGTGGGGTAGGCCACCCCTCTGCGCATCGCGATGCTGTTTTATATATAAACAGTGTTTTGCACATCCTACCACCAATTTTTGATAATGTCACGGCCCCGTCTAGTCTTTGTCACATGGCCTAGTATTATCTATATAGATTTACTAGGTTCTTTTAGATAGTTAATTACTATAGATATTATTTATAGTACTATACTATAGATACTATATAGAGGGGCCTCGTGAAGATAAAAGTTTTTGGTGCAATACTGGTTTTGCTAACCCTTTTTTCATGCGCCATAAACACGGGCACCTGTTGGGAGGGCCTTGATCGGATTGACCCGGAGTGCCCATATGAGTCATGAGGAGGATGAGGGTCCTGCGCCTATCACAATGGACGACCTGGCGTATATCTTACCCAGGGCGGTAGAAGCGTATCGGGCTGCTGCGATTCGTGACAGGCCTAAACAAGTGGGGTATATTGCGATGAACATGACCCCTGAAGAAGTGGTGGAAAGATTTCCTGATTTCTTTTGCTTATATTCCGAGGGTAAGCTACAATTCATCGGTGAAACAGCAGAGGAAATCCTGGAGACCTACCTGACTGGGCTAGGTTATAAACGATGCAGCCAACAATGGTTTGAGCTTGCACATGTGGTCGTGAACATGGCCGCCGAAGAAGGGAGAGATATTGAGTCAATCGTCAAAGAAGTCCGACCAACCAGAACAAACAAAAACAGAGCGCGAAACAGCAAGCCACCTAAGGTACCTTGATCGCCTCAAGCACTCTGAAAAGCTTCGCTTGTATGCCCAGCTCTTGCTTTCGTCACAAAGGGCACAAATAAAAAACTATCATGCGAAGTCAGAATCCCTCAGAAAAGATGCTGAGGAAATACTTTTGTACTTTCAAAAGCATGTAGACTGATGACCTTGGATATGGCTGCTATTGCGGCAACCATTCGCTCGCTTCCGCCAGACCAACAAAGGGAAGCAATCGAAGTCATTGAGTTGATTAACGAGGTTAAACGTAGAGAGGCATCGGAAAAGGACTTTCTTTCGTTTGTAAAAGAAGTTTGGCCTGCCTTTATTGAGGGCGAGCATCACAAGATTATGTCCGATGCGTTTAATCGAATCGCTGATGGGACCCTAAAACGGCTTATTGTTAATATGCCGCCACGACATACTAAGTCAGAGTTTGCGTCCCATCTTTTTCCCGCTTGGTATCTGGGAAAATTTCCAGATAAAAAAGTCATTCAAACAGCGCACACCGCAGAGCTTGCTGTTGGGTTCGGTCGTAAGGTTCGTAACTTGGTAGGTTCAGAAGTCTATCAAAAAATATTTCACGACGTTTCGCTTAGCTCAGACTCTAAGGCTGCAGGACGTTGGAGCACTAACAGCAAGGGTGAGTATTTCGCTATTGGTGTTGGTGGTGCTGTTACAGGTAAGGGTGCCGACATCTTAATCGTAGATGATCCGCACTCAGAGCAGGAAGCCGCACTTAACGACCCTTCCGTGTACGACAAGACTTACGAGTGGTACACCTCTGGTCCCCGTCAGAGACTGCAGCCCGGTGGAGCGATTTGCCTGGTAATGACTCGCTGGTCCAAGAAAGACCTAACGGGAAGTATTATTAAGGCGTCAATTGAGCGTGGTGGCTCAGATGAGTGGGAGGTTATTGAGTTTCCTGCAATACTTCCAAGTGGCAAACCGCTATGGCCTGGGTTCTGGCCAATTGATCAGCTTGAGGCCTTGAAGGCAGAACTGCCGGTCAGCAAGTGGAGCGCCCAGTATCAGCAGGATCCCACGTCAGAACAGGCA